TTAAAAAATTAACGGGAGAATTAAATAAAGGTGAACGAAGTTTGATGGGTCTTTATGCAGAAGCAAAAAGTAAAATAGAACGATTAGCAGGTCAACGAGGATTTAATCAAGCAGACATCGATGAAATAATGGATGACTTTGGTTCTGATATTCCTAAACTATCTATCATAGCAAAATACGCTGATCAGATAGATCAAGTTAGCCCAGGCCTTGTTGATCAAATGGATGCTATCGTTGTAAAGAATAGAGATTTACAAGAACAAATTACTAAAGGGAGTTCGGTTGATGCGAGTGGCGTGGTCCGTGTAACGTTTGCCGATGAGATACAATCCGATTTACTTCAAGCGGCAGCAGGGCGTAAACAACAACTGGCCGCGGCTCTTCGAAAAGTGCAAGAAGAAGGGGATAGTACAAATCTAGAAGGACTAAATAAATTAGCACAATCAACAATGGACTTTTTTGAAAAGAATAAATCAGTGTTTAGACCAATTGCAAAAACAAAAGCTGAAGTAAATGCTTTGTCAAAAAGAGTAACGAAGATAGATCAAGAAGTAGATGAGCTTGTTGATAAGTATATTCAAACAAGAGAAGTTAGTGATGCAGACCTGTCTAGACTTTCTACACTACTCAATGAAAATCTTGATGATATGATGAAACAAATTATTGAAGTAGATGCAAGTGCAATGGACGGATTGTTTCCTGATCTACCATTTAAGAACAGGGACGAGTGGGCAGACGCTTTAATAAAAAAAGATCTATACGAACTAGCGTATAGAAAGTTTATCTTAAAAGATCCCGACGCGTCCTCTTATTATGCGGTGTCACCATCTAAATACGTTATTGAAAGATATAAATTTAAGGGAGATGCTTCGACATCTGCAGCTGATAGAGCACGCGATAAACAACGACGCTTTGAAATTTTTAAAAGAGATGGTGAATTTAGAGATTCTCAATACAAAGGTATTGGAATGGACGAGTTTTATGGTGGGCCTAATGCAAAAAGTTCTCCTGTTTATAAAGTAATTGACAAAGANAAACCAATCANAGAACCTGTAAGAGATGCTGATGGAAACATTGTAAAAGATGATGATGGAAAAAATAAATTAAAAACAGTGGGCTATCAAACTGTTAAAGATTTTAAAGCTAATGCAGATATAGGGGAGGCTGAAAATTTTGCTAGAGAATCTAACAGAGGAATGGGTTCTAAATATGAGGTAATTAAAGAAGAACCACACTATACATCTACAATAGAGACAATATTAAAGAAACAAGCGCAGGGAAATAATTCAGAAATAATTACGATGCCTGTACAATTAAAAGGTGGAAGGGGTTCAACACAATACCGTGTCACCGATCAAAATGGTAATATGGTAGCAACATTAACAAATGAAGATCAAGCAAGGGAACTACTTGTGTCAAATGCAAATTATAGAATTCAACCTATTACAATACCTAGCAAAAAAGATATGGAGCCAGTTTTTGCTATTAAAATTACCCCTGAGATGTTAGAACCATACAAGACACATAAAGCACAAGGTGGACTTGTCGAGCATATTGATATATTTGAGGTATAATGGTTGAAAGAAGAATAACAGGTGAACCCACAGAAGTAATGACTGAAGAAATAACAGTAGAAACTCCTGACGAATTAACAATTGATAACATCGAAATGACAGAAGATGGAGGGGCGTTAGTTAATCCATTGGAAGAGCAAGAAGAAGTAGAATTTGATTCTAACTTAGCTGATTACATGGATGAAAAAGATTTACAAAGTATGTCTTCCGATCTCATTGGCGACTACAAAGAAGATAATTCATCTAGAGAAGAGTGGTATGATGCTTATGCAAAAGGATTAAAATTACTTGGATTTAAATATGAAGAAAGATCGCAACCTTTTCAAGGAGCGAGTGGCGTAACACATCCTTTACTATCAGAAACAGTTACACAGTTTCAAGCTCAAGCTTACAAAGAATTATTACCTGCAAATGGTCCTGTAAGAACACAACTTATTGGTAAAGCAGATACTCAAAAAGAACAACAAGCACAACGTGTACAAGATTTTATGAACTATCAAATTATGCACGTCATGGAGGATTTTGATCCCGACTTAGATCAAATGCTTTTTTATTTACCTTTGTCTGGTTCAAGTTTTAAAAAAGTTTATTACGACATAACTATGGGAAGAGCGGTTTCTAAGTTTATTCCTAGTGAAGAATTAATTGTTCCCTACACAGCAACAGATTTAGCAACGGCAGAGCGTGTTACACACGTATTAAAAAGAACAGAAAATGACATTCGTAAATTACAAGTAACAGGTTTTTATCGTGATGTAGATTTAGAAGAATATGAAACTCCTGAAACAAACAGTATTCAAACAGAAGTTAATCGTTTGGATGGTGTAAGAGAAACAGGTTCTGGTTATAAAAACGATACATATACCTTATTAGAAATGCATTGTGATTTAGATGTACCAGGATTCGAAGATCCTGATGGAATTAAACTTCCCTACATTGTAACAATTGATGAGGGTTCTGGTAATATTTTATCTGTATATCGAAACTACGAAGAACAAGATTCTTTAAAAAAGAAAAAACAATATTTTGTACATTACAAGTTTTTACCAGGTCTTGGTTTTTATGGTTATGGATTAATTCACATGCTTGGTGGTTTATCAAGAACAGCAACTGCAGCTCTTAGACAATTACTTGATGCGGGAACTTTAGCAAACTTACCAGCAGGATTTAAAGCAAGAGGACTACGTATTGCTGATGATGATTCACCAATACAACCAGGTGAGTTTAGAGATGTTGATGCACCAAGTGGAGACTTACGTGCAGGACTAATGCCTTTACCTTATAAAGGGGCTGATCAAACTTTATTTCAATTATTAGGATTTGTTGTAGCAGCAGGACAACGTTTTGCTTCTATCGCTGATCAAAAAATTGGTGACAGTGTATCTGCAAATGCACCTGTAGGAACAACTATGGCGTTGATTGAAAGAGGATCAAGAGTCATGAGTGCAATACATAAAAGATTACATTATGCACAAAAAACAGAATTTAATTTATTAGCAAAAGTATTTAAAGAGTTTTTACCAGATAGGTATCCATACGATGTTGAGGATAATGCCGTACCAAGTGTTAAGTCTACCGATTTTGATAATCGTGTTGATATTATGCCTGTGTCAGATCCAAATATTTTTTCTATGTCACAACGAGTTACCTTGGCACAAACACAATTACAGATGGCACAATCTGATCCTAAATCACATAATATATATGAAGCTTACAAAAGAATGTATCAATCACTTGGAGTAAAAGATATTGATGCTATTTTACCACCACCAGATACACCAAAACCAAAAGATCCTGCATTAGAAAATGCTGATTCCTTATTAGGTAAAAAATTAATTGGTTTTAGAAATCAAGAACATCAAGCACATATTGATGCGCATAGAACTTTTATGTCATCAATGTTGGTGCGTTCAAATCCACAAGCAACTACTTTATTACAAGCACATGTTATGGAACATGTGTCATTATTAGCGAGACAAATGATTGAAGCAGAAAATCAGGAACAATTACAAGCTGAAGCGGCTAAATTTGGAGGTAAAATACCACCAGAACTACAAGCTCAGTTCCAAGAAGAAATGGAACGTCAAATTTCTTTAAAAGCAACAGAATTTATTGAAGAAATGTTTATTGAAGAGCAACAATCTATGGAAGGTCAAGGTCAAGACCCTCTTGTTGGTTTAAAACAACAAGAATTACAGTTAAAAGGACAAGATATTCAACGAAAAGCACAAAATGATCAACAAAAACTTGATTTAGAAGGTGCAAAACTTGATCAAGGTGCAAAAATAGCACAAGATAAGATAGATTCAAATGAAGACATTGCGCAATTACGTGCTAATGTTAATTTAGATAAACAGCAAATGAAAAATGATAACCGCAACAGATAAACTACAGGAATATTTTAACGAATTAATAATATTTTCAGATACAGCAGTAACAAATCAAGAAGAACAGATACTTTTAGCTGGTGCAATGATGGGTGTAGCAAAAATGCTGTACCATAACAATCTTAATGAACAAGAGTATAATAACATTATGAATCATAATGGAAGAGACTTGCTAAATCTTTTAAAACCCACTATACATTAATTATTATGCCACCAAAAAAACAACAACGGACTATGGATGATGTATTCTCACAGGCAGAAAAAGAGATAAAAAAAATAAAGAAAAAAAAACTTGAGGATTTGCTTAATAAAAAAATGGTCCCAGGTCTAGATCAACCTAAAACTAAACCAAAAAAGAAAAAACAAAAATTAACAGATAAACAAAAAAAGAATGTAGATAAAGACGCAATCATAATGGAAAAAGAAGATATACCTGGAACCCCGCATTTTAAAATGGTTCCTAAAAAAAGTGGTCAAGGCTCAAATATTTTGAAAGCTGCGAAAGGTGGTTCGGTGTCCAAGTTTCCTGACCTAAGTGGTGATGGCAAAGTTACACAAAAAGATATTCTTATGGGTAGAGGAGTTGTTAATAAAAAACGTGGCGGCTCTGTTACTGGTAAACAATTAGCGGGTAGATTAGCTACACGCGGTTATGGAAAGGCAAGAAAATGAAATTTAAAAATGCAAAAATGACTATTGTCCCCCAAAAAAACCCATTTCCTAATACTAAAATTGCTTCAACAGCAGAGAAAGTTTACTCTCCTTTTGTAGTAAAAGATAACAAAGGAACTGGACCTCAAGGGCAGACAAGTAGAATGCAGATTAAAAAAGTAGCATTCAAAGGCGTAAAATAGTATAATTCTCACTTTAAACAAAGGAGGTTCTATGAACTTACTAAAAGATCTATGGTCACACATCAAAGAGTGGTCGGACTGGAAAATGAAGGACTGGATAAAAGCGGCTATCGTGGCTATCGTTGTTCTTTGGATAATTAGTTGGATGACAGGCGGAGCAGCATAGTGCTACAACTTCTCGGAGGACTATTAGGTGGTAAAGGCGGAGCCTTAAAAACTATCGCTAAAGTTGTCGACGAGATTCATACATCAGACGAAGAGAAATTAGATAAAAAAATATTAATGCAACGCATTCAACAAAAGCTTGCGGAAAAGCAATTAGATGTTAATGCAAAGGAAGCCAGCCATCGCAGTGTATTTGTGAGTGGCTGGCGACCATTTATAGGATGGATAGGTGGTCTTGCTTTAATGTTCGAATTTATCTTATCTCCATGCATAGAATGGTATTCTAAATTTTCAGGATTAAATTTAACTGCTCCTGAAATTCAAACTGGGCCCCTTCTAGCAATTGTCACTTCAATGCTCGGAGTTGCCGGCATGAGAAGTTTTGAGAAGGCAAAAGGTTTAACTAAATAAAAAGGAGAAGACTATGGAAAAACATTCACACGAAGAACACATTGTAGGTAAAAGTGGAGACTATACAGCTAAGGGTAACATAGGCGATACTTGGGAAAAAAGTGCATACACTGGAGGTGTATCTGTAAAAGGACATGCAACTCTTGTAGATGACACACCCGATGGCAGCTACGACGTAAAAATAAAAACAAACTGTGATGACTATAATCACACTTACACTGTTAACAAAGGTGATGACTTTGATTTTAAAAAAGTTACAACAAATTTTTTTGATGAAACTGATATTAAAATAACTGTGACAGGTAATGATGGTCAAACAGGGACTTTTAAATTAGTCATAGATTATAGCACTTGTTAATGACATATGACGAATTAGCTGGTTCCGTAAAATTATCCGAAGGCTTCAGAGATCACGTATACATAGACACCGAAGGATTTCGCACAATAGGCTGGGGTCATAAAGTNGTACACGAAGATAATTTTGAAGATGGAAAGACATATACAAAAGAAGAACTCCAAGAAGTTTTTGATAAAGATTTAAATAATGCAATAGGTAAAGCTAGAACACTTATGAAAGAAAATGATGTAAGAGATTTGCCTACAACTGCACAGCATACCATTACAGAAATGGTATATCAGCTTGGAAAGTCAGGGGTTTCCAAGTTCCGTAA